TTAAATCAAAATTACTCAGTTTCTGATTTCGTATGATCTGTCTCAGATTCATTCTCTTCCTCTTCTTGTGGTGTAAAAGATTCCTGTATTTTTAATAATATATCTTTAGTATCAGCTGCAGATACCTTATATTGATCTAACAAAACATATAATCTATTATTAAAGTTCTCAAAGTTTTGCTCAGCAACCTCTAATAAATAGTCGGCCGACACTTGTTTGAGTATAATCTCTGCTACTTCTTCAGATGTGTGCTCTTTGTATACTATTCTGGGTGCCGTATCATTTAATATAGGTTTATTACCATCGTCTATTTCTTCTCCAGCTAATACTCCATTTAATTCATCTATCATTTTCCTAATTATACTTAGCTGTTTAACTCCACTTTGTACAAAATAATCTCTATATGTTTTTTCATCACCTCTAAAGGTTAATTGATTATTAATCCTAACATACATAGTGCCATCTTTTTCTGATTTTATCTTATTTCTTGCATAACTTTCTAATTTACCTAAAACTTTTTTGTATTCTTTATCATCATGTATATACTTTCTTCTTAGATTTAGTTTAGCTTCATTAATGATCCAATGATATAGGGCTCTTATCCTATCTAGAATAAAAAAGTTTCTATGATTATCCACATGCTTCGCATTATTTGGATTATAACTATCTGCACGCTCTGAATGACTCCTCGCAAAATCTTTAAACTTAGAGACAGTATCTTTTTTGTTTATTTGAAAAAAATCTTCATTCATAGTTTATAATCTCTGTTTTTAGCTGCATAATAGGGTACCCGTTACCCGATTTTAAAGTTAGAAAGTGTCATATTAGAAGGTATCGTAGCAATAAAGTTTTGAAACACTTCAGAGTCACTTAACGATCTACTAAACACCCTCGTTAAACCCACATCATGAGCGACTTGAGCACCAGCTAAAGCTCTTGTAGTACCCATAAGTAATCTAGGGGAAGTTAAAGTGGGCATCGCTATAACATCAGCTGAACCTCCAGTAGATTGTACAGTACTGCCAGAGATAGAAGCAGATAAAGGAATAACTGTAACATCAGCAGCAGCAGCAGAAGCATATCTTGTTCTAGCTAGTGGCATTCTATGGCCGTCAATATAAATCCTCATACCAGAATCTGAACCAGTAGCAGATACAACACCAGCAACATGGTACCATTTATTTAATAATATATTATGTTGGCCGACCATATTATTAGTTGATTTTCCGACAGTGCCAGCAGCAGTAGTTAAAGTTCCAGCAGTAATAGAGGATGAGTTATTAGAAAAAGAGAAAGCGCCATTCTCCATATAAAGTTTAAGCCCTTCTTCAGCACCAGCAATATTCATAAAGGTTTGATCGCTACCCGTGGCATGAAACCTTACATATGTCATTAAAGTCATACCGGTAGTAACGTCATTTCTCGTATTAAAAAGTGAGGATGTTACACCTTCTATATAACTGCTATTATCTAATCTAAACCCACCTTCAATTGGCCCGCTGGTCCAACCTGTAACTGTACCTGATCCTGCACCTTGAAGGCCAGCGGTTTGCATCGCCCCATGGCCGGCAGCTTTACCAACAACAGCGGCACTTAATCCATTATAAGATAAGTCAAAAACCCCCGTTAAGCCAGATGATGCCCAAACTTGTTGAGCATCTTGCTGATTGTAAAGATAAGTCGTTATATCAGCCGAGCCGGCTGCACCATTCATATCAGTAGTAGAATTAACAACATAAGTGCTGTTTTGCCTACCTTTAGGTCTTATTCCATTACCTATAACTTTCATGTCAGACAGAGTTGGTAATCCTGTTATTGTTATATCTGTTGCGTTGCTCACGCCATCATTAACTATTACATCAATCCTATCTGTACCATTCATTGTCATCGTGATAATATATTCGGTGCCTTGAGAAGTTGTAGACAATAATGAGCTTGTAGCTGCATTGGATGCATCCCAAGCGGTCCTGCCCGCAGCTGCGCTTGCTCCATTAGTTTGTCCTAGCCCAGACGTAATAGAGTTTGCAGTAATTCTATTACTACCAGTTGCTGATGTTAATCCTGCTGCCGTACCAATAGTAATACCCATAACTCCATCACCACTTATTGCATTAGCGGCACCAGTATCAGATATAGCAGCGCTTTCTCTATAAGTATCAGCATTACCTTGACCTCTTGTAATTCTATATACAGCAATAAAGTCATCACCAGTAAGGCCCATATTATTAGTCAATAAAAATAAGGGTTGTTTGCTAAAGTTTGTTTTATTACTTAAGTATCTAACCGTATGCTGTGTTGTAAAGTTTTTAGTTTCCATATTAATCTATTACATCCCAACTGATTTCGCCACCTTTTCTTGTTTGGGCCGGGCCAACAAATCTACCCGGATAAAACCCTTCTCTTATTTCTAATGCATCGACTCTAAACAAATTACCCACTGAATTATCGGAATCACCTAGTACTTGTATTCCTACCTCACCCGTAATAGTAGATTCACCAGTAGGAAGCGCCGCTGTATTTCTTACTACTATAGGCATCCATACGTTTCTATCCATAACACCTGTAACAGCCTGCACTTTGGCCTTATCTCCTACAACAAAAGACACTCTTCCCGAAGCACATCCCGAAGTTAATAATAACCTTAAGGATAAAGTGTATTCATTTTTATCAAATAATAAATGACTATAATTTATAGTGTGAACTGCTCCTTGACCAGGTCCCGTTGTATTAATAGTGTATGCTGAAGAACCCATAAATATATTTAACACATCATAATTAACAGCAGCGCCACCCGAAGCCGTCCATGTATTAGAAGCACAAGTAACTAAATTATCAGCACCCTGCTCTAAAATTATTTTATTTTGATTGTCATGTACTACACACATTCCACCGTGATCATAGGTTCCACCTCTTAAACTATCTAAATCTACTTGACCACTAACTGCATTATTTAGGCCAGATACAGTTTGGCCACCTACAATTGTCTCTTCTTCCGAATAATCCAATGTGCCAACAAAGTTTTGTGGTGTAGCGCTATGCCCATACTGTGTTATATCGGGAACGCTATCAGCTACACTTGCAAACAAGTCAACAGCCGATATACTTTCAAATCTCCACCAAGCTGCTAAATACTCTGCCGATGGTGCAAAATCTAATTTTACTTGAGCTGCATTTGTTTGACTATTAAAAGCGTTAGTAGGAACTCCGATATTGCCTTTATCAGCTAAAGCTGCAATAGAGTTTGTTGTTCCACTATTTAGCCACAATCTCATCTCATCTAACTTGCCATCAAAACTTATTGCCCTACTATACCCATAAGTAACAGCCGATCCTGTAGAGGGGAATGGTAAACCTTCACCACCTAAAGCCGAACGAGTTAACTCTTCTAATGTTTCTTGTCTATCAAGCACTCCATTGAGATATATTCTCATCCAGCCTCTTGGTGTTGGCGTAAATCGTGGATTTTGATCAGCCCCTGAAACTGTGTACTCACACCAAACATGATGCCACTGGTTTAATGAAAGACTTTTATTAGAAGTAAGAGAATAAGCAAAACTACCACCAGTAGCAAATTGAAAATCAATAAAATGAGCTGATGTAGTAGCTGTCGTAGCGTATATAGTTCTAGCCATATAGTTGCCATCGAAACCGGTTGTAGAAGATGCAGAGTTTCTCTGAATAGTAACTTCAAAGAATTCACTATTCTTATCTATACCTGTAATACTAGAGTCTAGTTTTACCCATGCCTCTAAAGCAATATTGTTGGCAGTAGCTCCATGTTTTACTGTATTTAGGCCAATGTCCTCTAATAAAATTTCCGTACCCAGTCCTTGTGACGTAGGTAGTTTAAGAAAATCATCAGTGCCGTCTAATTCAATAGATTTCGCTGATCCCGTGAGCACCCCATCTGCATTATCGCCTGTTTGTGGCACATCATTAGGTAAATTATATGTAGGTGTATCTGTAAGATCTAATGTTTCAGGATCTTCTATAAGTCGCGCCAGTATTTTTTGATACTCGCCAGATATTGCTGCATTTATATACTTAAAAGCCATATTTTTTCCTATATATCTATTTGAACTTTAAAAGTTAATGGTAAATCCGTTGGCTTCTTTAATGGTCTAGCTAATTTTGCCACCGCCATTAAATCATTATTATTATCATACAACCCTACTGTTGTAATAAATGGGCCGGCGCCAGCACCAGTCATAGAAGGTGTATATGAAAACCTATCAGTAGAACCTGTTAATGGAGATTTCGTCCATAGATTATTATACGCTTGCTGTATTTCACCTGCGCTTGTTGTATCGCTACTTACCGTCCCTGTTAAGGCAGAAGTAAAGTTAGTAGAAAAATTCATTTCGTCTGGTTGACATTTACAAAAAACACTTATAGCAGTCCCTAAAACTTTTGTCTTATACTTTACAGATGTGACGGATGTGGCAACCTCTCTCATATTAGCCGCCGTTACCACAAACATTCCATCGTCAATTAAAGAAGCACCTATTGTATTGCCAGTAGATTTTTGAATGAATTGTCCAGAGCCAGAATCATAATAATCACCTGCAATACTATCACCTGCATAATTAACACCTGTAACTGTGGCAGTCATTCCCCCTTTTTCAATTCCTAAATCAAACAGCCTTTTTCTTAATGTAAATATACCAATATCATTTACACCCGCTGCATTAATTGCCCCTGTTGTTGTGCCTGTAAAACTATTCGTAAACCCTCTATTACTTAACAACATTCCAACACTCATAAAATAACCCGACTTTGACCCTGTAACGCTTGCTGTTACACCTGTCATTGAATCTTTTGGTGAAGCAACCATACCATGATCAAGTTTTCCATCAATAGCTGCAGCCATAGTTGTGCCACTCAGCCCACTTAATGTAAATTGTCTAGAAGTTTCAAAATTACAGATATATGTATCAGCTGCAGCCAATGGAGAATAAGCGCTTTTTATTAACGGATGAGTAGGAGTAGGGACTACCGGTCCGCCAGTTACTGAACCGTCTATCATTGTCTGTTGTATTATAGTGTTTGGCATATTTCTTCTCTAAAAGTCCAATTTAACTTGGCCACCTAATGTAAGAGCCTCATCTTTTCTTACAGGTTTAGATAGTTTTGCAATGGCTAACAAATCATTAGTATGGTTATACAGCCCAACACTAGTAATATAAGTAGCTGGCTCGTCAAATATGCTTCCACCAGTCTCCGGATTAACTCCACTGGGATTACCAGAGAAATTCATTTCACTTCCCGATGCGACCGCGTCAACTAACAATCTTCCACGATCAACTTGTGAATTATAAACAACACGCTGGAAATTAAAAGCCGTATTATTATGTCCTGTAACAGCAAAGCCAAAATCACCCGTTGCTCCGCTCGCAGGGAATGTAAAATCTAAACGAGCATTAGGGTCATCGCCATCAATAGTTACTAACCCTAAATCATAAAAAACCAACCCGATCCTTTTTATAGAATCTTGTATTGTTTTTCTTATTAATCTACCTTGAGTATTTTTACTATCTACAGGGTTATTAAGTTGTGGTTGATCAAAATAAAGAAAATCTCTTGGAATACCGGAGACTTGCAAGTCCGTAATTGTATTTCCGCTTACACCATTAGTTATATCCTTAGAATCCAACAATTTAACAATTCCATTACCCACAACACTACCAGTATTAGAAGATATATTACCTAGTACTGCGCTGCCATCAACCATACCACCAGAAATATCAGCTCCAGTTATACCATTCATATTATTAAAATACCACCAAGCTGCAATATTAGAAGCAGAAGAGGTGCCGGTTAATGCCGTATTTTTAAAATTAGTAAAACTTAAACCTAAAGGATTAGCGCCATTAGATTGAGCGTCCGTAGGATCAAGATTAATAAGTTTTCCTACTCCGTCTTTAAAGCCAGTAGTGCCGTCTAGTAGTCGTTGATTCCATACTCTTACATGCGCTACTTGACCATCATACAACCCCTCTAATTGTGAATCGTATTGATCAGCTAACGCGCCCCAATCTCCCGTTCTTACTCCATCATTCCTATTAAAATTGGAGGCTCCAATATAAACATTATTACCAGTTGGAGCGTTTACAATACCTGCCGTATACAAGGCTGTTTGTTTAATAGGTATTCTTTGGTCTATCATATTAGCTTGAATAGTAGGTCCACCCGCTGCATCTGAACCCATTAATCGCGGAAACACTTGTTCTTTATTTGGTAATTTATAGCCGTCTATATAACCCATCACTACGCCAGCGCCTCGATCCGCTGAAGCATTATTGCCGGGATCTCCTATTTCATTAATATCCCAAGAAACTACTATATGATGAAAATCACCATCATACATATCTATACCTACATCTGCTGGCACAAACAAACCAGAAGCTTGAACATTAGGTTGAGCAAAATCTTCAGAAAATGAAGCTCCTGTATCAGCATCTCTTATATAAAATCTAAAAGCTGGCTCTCTATTATCAGCAGACCTTGTAAGCTCCATTTTCATAAACTTATTTTTAGTCAACGTATCTTGGCTACTTGCTAATCTACGAAAATAAAGTACTGAGTCCGACTTCATGGGCCTGATAATAGTTTCAATAGTGCAAGCTTCTCTTATACTATCTAAATTATCACCGGCAGTATATCCTAGCCCATTTCTTGTATGAAATATAGTGCCATCAGCGACGCCATTGGTGCCATCCCCAGTAACACTTACACCAAAAAATGATTTACGACCAGTTCCCTCTTCACCACCAAATGGATTTTTCAAATCTAAAGCTGTAGTATACCCAGAAACATTTGGAGTTTCTGACCCAAAAATACCAGCGGCAATAGTATTGTATTTAGCGTTAGCTGACGCACCGTCAATAGCAGCGGTTAATGATGTGTTGGAGTCATTAATCTGCATTTTGAAAGCAGCAGATTTAAGAGAAGAATGATATATGTCTTTTCTTATATTAATTTCTCTTAACACAGATACTTTGGTATCAGCCGATGATGAGCTTACTAACGCAGTAGTACTATTATAGTCATTATCTGCCCGATACAAATAACCTTGAGCATATCTAAAAAGATCTTGACTTGATAATTTAGAATTAGGATTAGTAGAGGATCTATAGGTTTGATCCGAAGAACTTAAAAACACACCAGTAGTGATGTTTGCTGTAAGAGCTTGTCCAACTAAAACTTGATTATCGAAATTCCAACTATATTTTATTTCTTTAGAGTCAGTTTCATTAAATGTAGGGTTGGTTCCCGACTTAAAAACATTTAATTTACCTAAAGACCTAACCCCTGTAAGCAAATGGAGGTGGCTAGCACATGGACTATCCTCCGATATAGAGATAGTTTGCTCTTCGACAAATGGTCGAGGTTGAATTTCGTTTTCTGCGAACGCTTTATATGCCATTTCATTTTATTTTTTCTTAATATTGCAACCTAACTGCAAATACCTTTTCAGTATCAAAATCTTTCTTTACAGGGGGTGCAGTTTTAGCTACAGCCAAAAGTTGATTATCACCATTATACAAACCAACAGTAGTAATAAATGTAGTCGGACTGCCTGTTAAATTAGAAGAAATTGAACCTAAAGAAGCGTTTGCAATGGCGGTTGGGTTGTTAGAGTAATTAAATTCTTGATTAAATGCTCTTGTAAAGAATACACTTCTCTTTAACATATTTAAGCTAATAAAGCTTAAATTATTAATCGCTACATTACCAGCAGTAGCGCCAGGCCCAAACACAAACCCTGAAGATGAATCTATCAAAAAGTTAGTGTCGCTCGAATAATCACCACCGTGAAATACCATTGTTCCAGTATCATAAAAAACAGTCCCTACAATATTGGTAGTATCTGACTTTTCTACTAAATCACCTTTACGACCAACGGCTCCAGAAATAGATTGTTCTGGTTGATCAATAATGACTTTATTAGCTTGTGTCCCAAAAGAAAATGTTCCAGTTACACTGCCCGACAAAATAGCATCATCAACCGTAGTTCTACCAATAGTAATAACTCTAGAAATACCAGTAGTAGCAACATTATTTTGAGCTACTGGTATTCTATTAGCGGCAGAAGAAGAAAAGAAATAGTTTGAAATATTACGAAAAGCTGCGCTCAAAGGAGTGCTTGTAGTAGTTCCCTTAGCGTTAACTAAAAAACCAGTAGAAGTAGCTTCCATTACAAAAGCATTAATGTTTCTTTCTTGAGCTGCTGTAGCTGAAGTAATTTCATAATTTGTTTTAGTCAATACTTCTGTATTAATTACATCACGGCCTAAATCATAATTATTTATAGACATTATTTATTTCCTTATGCCGCAGCGCCGGAAGCACTTACCGTTAAAGTAAACTCTTTTCTTGCGCCGCTATTAATACCTGTGATATCCACTATAGTTTGCCCTGACTTCCCACCGGCATTAGCTCCTGTTCTTATAGTAAAAGTTCCTTGTCCATTTTCATTTGGAGTAGAAGTAGTATTCGTCAACACACCAATATCTGTATCTCTAACAGTCGCAGCATATCCTTGAGCATCTTCGCCATTCTGTGTGGCAACTAGAACATTTAAATCATCCCCATAATTTATAGACCCACTTGTAGGGGAAATTTGCAGATTTGCAATTTTTAAACTACCTTTTGGTAGTGTAATTAACCTATAAAGTAAAGCTACATTTTCATTAGATACAGGCTCCAATACAGGAAGGTTTAATATATCAGCGTCTTGGTCTGTAGCTTTCGTCGCATCATAAAGTTGATAATTGATTTCATCATCACCAAATGCAAATTTGGTAATCTGAAAACTACCATCGTTTCTCGCGAGTAGTTCTCTACCTTTTCGTGTAAGTATCGCGTCTATTACAGCGGTAGAGCTATCTAAAAATGCCATAGTTTTTTCCTTTATCTAATCTTAATAAATATCTATAGTAAGATAAATACTCTATAAATATTTATGTAGTTTCCTTTTTGGTTTATTTTGTAGTTGTTTTATCGACAGTTGTTTCAGTAGCCGGTGCTTTCTTTCTAGCTCTTGGCTTTACTTCTGGTGAAACCTCACTAACTTCAAATGGAAAATCATCAGAATTTTTAGGGTTTCTAAAAATAACCTTTGTAGGAACAATCACATTCCTCTTGATAATCTCCATCTTTGCATCAATATCGTCGTGAAATCTATCAATATAAATAATGCTTGCTTTCACAATATTTTCTTCAAAGCGCCTATCCAATTCACCAAATTCAACTGATGTATTAAAAAGATTGCTTGCTTTTAATGACTCTTCAGCGCTTGGGCTAAAAGTATCATTATTATCATCAATGGAAATAACTTTGATAGAATCAGACTTTTGAGCAGCGGCGTCAGCAAGTTTTAACGTAGCTTGTCCCGCATAAGTACCAACCTCTAAAATATTAGTAGTATTTTTATTTATCATATCTTTAATTAAACCATAAAGAGCATCTGCTGCATTATCGGATAACTGTTTAAAACGATTAAGGTAATTCATCTATCTATACCTCCGATTAAGATTGTAATGTTGTGCCACCTTGTTCTTGAATTTGTCTAATTATTTCTGTATCCTTCGTAGAGTCCGAATTAATACCTACTCTAAATATCGTTGTTTCATTATTAAAAAGATTTGTTATACGTATAGGTACAATACCTATTGAGCCTGATACAGTTCTATCGACTATACTTTGAGAAACGCGATCTTCACCAGTTAAAGCTCGAATCCCATCCGATAATCTTAATTCAAACTCGACATTACCAGTTTCTAAGTTAGTAGTAAAACTTACATCTTTTTCTTTTATTGTTCTACCTCTACCTTCAGCTATACTCCCCACTGTAGCTTCAAAATAATTATCACCATTGCCAGAAGTAGGGAAGTCGAATCTTAACGCAGGCGCTTCAGTTTTAAAAACATTACCTCGCGCTAACATTCTTACACTACCTTTTATAACTGCACCAATATTAGTAGATATAGGGGCGGCAGTTGGTGAAATAAGCAATGCATCTGTAGTTAATTCTACGGCAGCCGCTGCAGCAGCCGATGGCTTTATTGTTAGTGGTAAGGCTCTACCTATTCTTGTCGGTAAAAAACGAGGAACATTAGTAGAGCTTTGAACACTTAACGCTGTAACATTTCTTACTGTTGTAACACTATTATCTAAAAATTCTTGTACGCCGTTGTGATATTGATAACCTTGAAAATCAGCAGTTGTAGCAGCTGAGGCGATTAACGTAGAATCATTTCCACTATTACTCCCTTGAGTAGATAAGTTGCCAGGACTATAATGATTATTAACAGTAAAGGCTGTAACAGCAATATCAATTAAACTTGGCACTTGATTGTTTGGAGTTTTACCTTCATCATAAGAAATAACGCCGCGATCGCCACTCATGGTAGGTGCTCCGACATAACCTGTCCCAGTTGACTCCCTCAACCCAAAAGTTCTCTTCATTTTTGGACGTTCTAAGAGGTGGTTTTCGACGAACACACCTTCAGCTACTGTACCTGACTTAGCAGGTATGAACTGTTTTATAAAGGTAAAAATACCCCCAAAAGTATCGTTAAAATTAGCTACAGATTTAACATAGGCATTGAGATCAGTCACACTTGTAGTGTTTCCACTAGCGCCACTTATAGTGCTCCCTAACACTCCTCCACCCGATCTTATTCTATCCCAAGCTGTAGAAGATTGTGTAGCAAATGTAGCTGAAGGAGCTAATCCCATTTGTGCTGTTACATCATGCCATTGTTCAACAAAAGGCCCTGTATATTCTTTTCTAAATAAATCTTCCGGATCACCCATTGTACCCGCGATATCTAAGTTTTGATAAAAATTACGAATAGCATTGTTAAGAACATTTATAGGGCTTAATGCATAACTAACATAGCCTACATCTAAAATCCTATCTATATCTGTACCTTGAGTAATTTTATCATTATCAGGTGATAATCCAACAGGTGAGTAATTAGCTATTTTCTTTTGATTTTCAAAAACTCTATAATGTTTAGCGCTTAATCCACCAAAACTGACAGGATGCGCAGTATTACTAGCTGTGGTAGAATCTACTATAAAGTTATAAGAAGCTGCCGACCCAGTTAATACCACATTTTCTCTTAATTTATAATGAGCAGATAAACTAGAGAAGTTAGCTTTATTTGTAATACCTACTGTATTTATACTTCCCGTAGAATTTTGAAATGATACTGATTCAAAATTTCTTGCATGTTCATATAAATCTTCTGTTTGCAGAGCGACATCATGCCAAGCTCTTACTTCATGCATATAGCCTGTAAAGGAACCAGAAGCAGGAAAATAAGCAGGGAATTGTGAATAATTAGTGCCCCCTACAGAATTAGTACCGACACCACCAGTAGAAGAGAAGTTAATTCGCGCTACATCATAGTGAGCCGTTGATCCAGAAGACCAAGATACTATATCATTACCCCCTGTAGGAGATGCTGATAGAGCCATTGTCCATACTCTTAATGTATCACCAGAACGAGATGCTATTACATTTACAAAATTATTGGCACTACCGCCACCCTTAACCCAACCAGACATCGAAGTTAAATCAGTAATGGCAGACATAGAAGCAGTCGTAGTAGATTTAAAAGCCGCTCTTCCACTTGCATCCATATCAATAGTATACATCGGATGCTTTAATAAAGTCATCGAACTATGATCGGCCGTTGCAGATACTCGCATTTCAATAGTAAAATTTGTAGAAGCTGGAAAATCAAAAGCTAACGCTGAACCTGTAGTTGCATCTGCAGTAGTTTGAATAAAAGCATCACCTGAAGTATAAAAAGCTGGAAAATCAACCTCTTCAATGACTCTCACACTAGAAGGTTTATGAAAGGCAGAGTATTCATTATATTTTACATAATTGTGATCAACTCCGTATATCCTATTTATTGCTTCAGCAGCTTCTTTTGTACCCTTTGTCTTTAAAAGATAATTAATATTATTGAGAATCTTATTCCATATCTCATAAGTTATTTCTTGAGTCGTTGCTCCAGAAGTAGATTGAGTCAAATACTTTTGGAAATCACTATTTGTAGCCACCCCATATAAATTAATACCAAACTCAGCTGCTAATGATGGTAAAAATTTATTTGGTACTCTATTATATTTGTCGTAGCTTATTCGTTTAACATTAGCTATTTGGTTAATAAAAGTTTTTATTTCATCATACTCATCACCCATCGCAGCTAATGTTTTTTCTAATATTGCATCTTCATCACCAGAAAATAATATTTGTGGCAATAAATTCTTAAGTTCTGGACCGCGAGTAATTCGTGTTTCAGCCGTAGAAGGAAACTCTATTATAGCTCTACGTGCTGTAGAACGCTTCAGGCCATCTGGACTTGTATCTATAGTGAGGTATTCTGCTGTGCCTGCAGTCCTATCTACAATATTTGTATTTGTTTCTTCAAAGTTAACAGCCCTAGAAGAAACTGAAGCAACTAATGCTGTTTGAGACCCAGTTACACTGTTTGTAGCGCCCCTAATAATATGCACCAGAGGAACTGTATCCCCATCTTGATTAGTGGCATTCATCGTAACATTAGGCTCTGCATTTGGATTAGCAGACTTAGAACCGGTTATAGCTAATTTATCTAGTAACCATAAATCAAACCCAGTTGATTTCTTTTTAAACTCATCTACTTTAAAAATATTTTCAGCACATAAAGAAGAAACATCTGTACCGCTGGCACCAATAGGATATTCATTAACTATTCTATCAAAAGAAGTATTAAATAATCTTACAGCGTCAGTAAAAAATACATGCTGAGAAAAATCACCATAGTCAATAAGAGGAATTACCTTACTATCTCTTCCTGTAAGACTAAGACTTATAAGCTCACCACTAGAGCTGCCAACTGCTGATAAAGATGCTACTAATGTTTCATATGAAAATCCAGAATCTGCCATTTAAAGTTTCCTATAGAAGACCATAATCATAATTAGCATCACGGGTTCGTTTAGCCATAGAAGATGGGTTTGTATCTTCTGTATTATAAGATTCACCAACCACAAAACCCCACCTATCGGGGAAATCATAATAGAAGGTGTCGCCGCGCACTTCTAATTCCATATACACCTTATACGGTATGCCCACATATAAAAGATTAGTATCTAAATCAAAGAAATTACCCTCAGAATCATAAGAGATATCAAAGTTTTGTATTTCTATATCATCTGTATATTTCTCTCTAATCTGAATCTTACCCGCCTTAACAGTAAAGTTATTAGCGGCGGTGCTACTACCTGTAACACTTTTTAAAGAAGTAGTTCTATCTTTTATATTAACCCTAATACGTTGAGTAGTTCCAGGCTGAAACTTCGGAACCAAATTACTAAGTGTAATTTGATAATTAGCAGTGGTATAATTGCTATGTCCCGACGTAGGTAATATACAACTAAACGCAAATGAATCAGTCCTATATTCGCCAGCAGTTGTAACTGTCCAACTATCTGTAAAAGAAGTTGCGCTAGACAAACCAATATTTATCCCTGTCAAACCAGCAGCCGCAGTTTCAGTGCCAGCATCACCTACATTGATTTTATATATACCTTTTGATGCGCGTGCTGCTGAAACCGCAATACCTAAATAAATTCCTGTGCTACCTGCGACTGTTGTGTTACCATCTGCACTCAAAGTTACATGACCTGGAAATGGCCCTGTGCCATTTAAATCAGTTAATGCGCCGTCAACTACACTATAATAGTATAGAAGACCAGACTTAGAAAACTTAATATTTTTTCTATCATCCTTGATAGCGCCTGGCCATTCCAACTGCAGGTAAGGTTGCTTCTGCGTATTTGTTTCACGACTATAAAACTTTTTAGAATAAAAGTTTGTTGCTGATACTGATGTATCAACGCCAGCTGCAGTGGCCTCAGTTGCATCTTTACATTCTTGAGCATTTGACATTCTAAAAAGAAAGCCATGATCTGCAGATCCACCATTAGCAATAGAAGTTCCTGTAGCGTAATTAAGAAAAGCCTTGAAATAATCAGTAACATCTATTTTAAGGTTTTCTTCACCATTAACAAAACTTGCTGAACCGGAATTAGAATCATAAACTTCAGTCGCGTAACCCAAATAATTATTGGCACCTGTTTGACCTGCATTACTATCTGTTTTCCATGCAACTAAATTTGTGGCTGATAATGCATTAGCAAAACCTGTGTTACTAAAGTTATCATTATCTAACCCACGACCTTCAATCCAATTTGATGTAAGAGGAAAACTCCATATATCAAAATTTTCTGGCACCGTATCAGTAGATGGCGTATTAAACATATAAATGTAAGCAGATACAGTTGAATCGGTTCTTGGGTCGGGATACTTACCAGTACTTACAATACCAGCACTTAGAGAAGTAAGACCAAACTTAACCAACATTCTTGCCCACTCTTTTCTATCATCACGGCGATCATTAACTTTATTCCACACCTCTAATACTGGTGTTAAACCAAAATTAGCAGTAACAGAATATTCCGTAATCCAAGTATCTATTTTTGAAAATGCTCTTGCGTAGCTCATTTTATTCTCTCATTAATATCCGGCGTCGGTAGTTCCAGCACCTTGAAGATTTGCTGTAGATTGATCAGCGGTTCGGCCTATAATATCAAAGTTAGGATATTTTAACTCCCATACTGCGTCAACGGGGAACTTTAAAATGCCACTACTAGTGTTGGCATTAATATTAAGTTCTGTACCTGAATAAGTTCTAGTTCCAACAGTAGTGGTTTTATTAATTATTTTTAGCTCTGGAATTGATCTAACTTTTTGCAATGATTGCAGCCGAGCTTGGATATCGGGTATAACAATACTATCATTAAAATTAGTGCGAGCAGTATCAAACACTCTTTGTAGCACTAAAATACACTCCATAAGAGCTTCTTGTGCATTAGCATTTGACTGAGGAACAATTGTAAAATTAACCCCAATATTAATTATACGTCCATTAGTTAATTTTATTGTATCAGAAAAGGATTTAAAATTTTTAATATATGTTTCTATATTATTTTTTATCACATCTGAGGATAGTGTTAACTGTTTCTGATTATTTCTCGTTACTAAAAACAACTCAACACCCATACTATTGTTCGGATCTTTTCTTACAAGACTTCTAAACACACTTCCAAACTGCGAAGGCATAGACATTATTCTGGCTTGATAATCTTGTAAAGTTACGCATCGTAATTGTGACCCCATATTATATACAGCATTCTCTCTAATAGATGAAATTGTTTCTGCTTGCTCACCACCAGAAGCTTGATCACCATTAGAGCAAGCTATAGTATTAGTAATGTTTGTTACTACAGTAGCTGACACCGACTGCAAATTAGGCGTTGCAAATACTAAATCTTTATTTATTATTCTTGTTAAAGTGCCCGCACCTACATTAGTGACCACCCCTCCCCCTGATCTATAATTTATAGTTATATCAGTGTTTTGAGGAGCTACACCAAGTGATTTAGTCTTTAAAAAATTAGTGGAATCAATCGCTGCTGGCGCGAAGCCTGAAGGAGATCCACGTAATGTTGGAGGTAAAACAAAATCATTAGGATTTGGAATAACATCGGCATCAGCCTCCATTAATACTCCAGGCCCAAATCTTATAGAAGTTAATCCAGTAGGGTCGCGTTCCACTACATATCTTTTTGGAACTCTTTTTAATTTCATAACATATCCAGCATCACCTGAACCACTACCTGTATTAACGTCACCTATAAAAATAGTATCTCTAGCTAAACTATCAACTTCATAATACTCACTTCCATCAGATGCAGAAACAGACATTACTTCATTAATATTAGAGTCGGGCAAAGTAATTTTTAAAAACTTTACTGGGTCATTAGCCCTATATTTAAAAATCTTTGAAATTCCTGCAACCGCAGAAACGCCTGACACACTTACTGTAGTAGTGGCACCTGCAGTTTGTATTATTCTATTCGATGGACTTGAAAAATTTACATCACTTAAAGTTTCAAACGATACTATAGGGTCATAATTAGTTAAAACAGTTGCGCCTTTTTTTAAAGTAAACAAAGTTTCTGCAGATGTTGTATTACTAAAATCAGCAGATACTGCAAGATTTACTACGGCTGGTGTGGAATTTTTAGGCTTATATCCAAAATTCTGAGCCAATGAAACTATATTTTTTAATTCTACAGCACGATTTATATATGCCTCATTTACTTGTCGATCAACATTAAAGCTTAGAATATCGCCCACATAAGCGATTAACTCTAATAGAGCCATGCCTCCAGATGCATCATTAAAATCGCGCCAATCACTAGGAAAGTGTCTTTTAACATAATCCATAAGGTCAGATTTAATAGAATCAAAATCTTTGGATAAATAATTAATATCTCTATTTGAAGTTATAGGCATTTTAGCTCTCAGGGTTGTTCAAAGTTATATCAACATTATCAGCTAATGCATTTTGATCAGCTATAACATAAGACATATTAACTCTTATTTTGTTATTACCTAATGCTGGCTCTTCTTCTTGGGTTATCATACTTATATTACGTATTCTTATATAAGGTAAATATGTTTGTACAGCGGTTTCTATTTCTAATCTTATATTTTCAAATGTTTCTTCTCTTGTGGTGGGTTCAAATAGTTGCCCCTGCAGCACAGGTATATGAGTGCCCAACTCGGCGTGCATTACTCTTTCACCCTTAGTGGTTAAAAGAAGAGTTTTTATATTTTCTCTAACCGCACTAATAGTATCAGTGTTTCCTTGAAAAAACCCTCTCTCATAAGACTTAAGTGGGAACTTTAAATTGATAGAGTTTACATTTGCAGCATATTTTGCCTTATTAGCAAGAATTTGTTGCCTATCTTGGTCACTAGAAACATAACCATCTGGATAAAAAGGATCTATAGTTGTTTCTGAACCCCTAAAATTTTCTCTTGGCATAATATATTCTCAATTAGTTAACAAATTGATTTTTGCTTAAAAACTGATTAACTTTTAATGTTAACTCGTTTAATCTTTCGCGTTGAGTAGTGAACTTATCAATTATTTTTTCTAAATCAGTATTAATCGTTGCTGTTTTCATACCTAACTCAGTTTTTCCCCTATTCGTCATGGGTCCGCCAGGTATCTGATCAATAGAGGCGGCTGGATTTTTATCCGTTTGCACAGGTGCTGTAAATCGTGGATTCTCAGCACCCCCAATAATAGCTTCAAAGTTAATTTCTTGTTTCCGCGTTCGGACTCTCATGCGGCCGCGGCTCACTATTTTTGGTGGTTGTGGAATAGATGTTTTGCCACCTGGCACCCATATTCTCTCGGGCCCCAGTGGGCTGTGTGGTCTAGGAACCATAATCATTTTGCCAGGTAAATTAACAACTAAATTCGGTTGTCGCCTTACTCTAGGTGGGGTGCTATATATATCTTTCATTTCTATTGTTTTTTCTAAATTTAATTCTATTTTAGGAAGAGCATGAGTATGATCTAAAAAAGCATCTAATAAAGTCTGAGTAGAAGAAGCAAATTCGGACACAGTATTCATCACTTCTTTCATTAAGTTAAGAGATTGTTGTTGTTGAGTAACTAGCTTTTCGCCAAGTACTTGCCTATATAAGGCGCCACCAACATTACGAGAAGAAATATTATAAATCTCTTCAGCGATGTTAACAATCATCCCTTTATCGTCGCCCTCTAAATCGCCCGTTTGTTTATTTCCATAAAAACTTTGATAAGTATAATCTCCTAACCTTCTTATAGAAGAGTCAACAAGATGAATACTTTTAGTTTTAGTAACACCTATAGAGGGGTCTACACTTCTTATTAATTTTTTTGCAGGTTGTACTACGCCTGTACTATCTTCTCCATCATCAGTCAAATAAACATCAAAATCACCAGCTAGATCTGAGACTCGTTCGTAATCAAAGCTATTAACTTGATCTCTAGATAATAATTGGCCATCCATTCTAATACCTTGTTCCAATACACCTTTTTTATTATTTCTATTAAAAGAATGTCTTAGGTAAGTTTTAGTTCGACCTTGTTGAACTACATCTCCATAAGTCATAGGAATAGAAAAATTACCATCTGTACTTTCCGGCATTTTATGTAAAAATTTTTCTCTTAACTCTCTAACATCAAAAGAAAAGCCATATCTATAACGATTATTAGTTTCAGCATCATTTGTTGCAACATAGTCACGCGCATAGCTTATATTTAATGGACTAGAATCATTAACTCTACCAATATAATATCCTTGAGAAGAAGATTCAGAATTTTCTTTTAAAATCAAAACCTCTTCGCCAATCTCGGGGATGCATATAGTATGCATTGGAAAAAGAGGAGGATAGTAAATTTTATTTGATTCATTAGATGGGTTTATAACATCATCATCCATTCCAATTATTTTTGCAAACACACTAAAAGGCGGCGTCATACTAGCAAAAGTAGTAGATTTTATTGCCTCAAAATCAACATCTATAACAACTCCTTTAAAAATTAAAGTAGGAGCTAGTTGAGTTACACCTTTAGATATATTAAAGCTAGATTGGATGTAATCCGCAGCTCTGTTATTATACCTAAAAGTGCTTGTAGGTCCGCGGTTCATTTACTTATCTCAACATCTTTAATTTGCGCGCCATTATCTTCCAAAATTTTCTCCAGATACACCAACTCTTTTCTCGTCTCTGATATCTTTTGAGTTACTTTTTCAAGAGCTTGCAACATATTATCATATACTATTAGTAACTCACAATAACGCTCAGCATTTTCTCGTAACTCTTTTTCATCCATATCAACCTATGAAATCTTCTCTAACAGAAAAATAATTCATCTTTATCTTTTTTAAAGATTTCGTTATCTTTCGACTTGGTAAATCCGTAGCCTCTCTAATATATACATAAAGTTGCTTCTTATTATAAATATTGAATCTCTCATAGTTTTTGAGTATATCATTAACTATTTCTAAAACAGCGAAATCATCTCTTGTATAGTTATCTTTGGCATCCCAATCGTCAAAGTCTCCAATGATTTCATTTATAAACTCTTCATTATGTCGCACAACTTCATCTTCCTCGTATGCATGTATACTAATATTCTGCACAATTATATCTTGATTATCATCATCAATAAATCGTTTGTTTTTATCAGCATTACATCGCTGAATCATCCAATTTTTTGTGATGGTGCCAAAATATGAAAAAGATTTCTTATTTTTAGTTACGTCAAACTTGCTTAACTTTTCATACAGATGAGTCATGACTTCATGCTCAATCTGCTCTCTGTCCCACAATATTTTATTAAAATTATAAGTATAGTAAATGTTTTCTACAAGTTTGCGAAAGGCAGGTTCAATGATTGCTACAAAAACTTTATGTTTTTCATCTATGTCGTCATTTGTGTTAAACTCAACAACAGCTTCTTCTTGATCTTCACCCCAATATTTCATATTTATCCTTTAAAGTATAGTAACATTTTATTTTAATAAAAAGTTTTCTTTTTTTATATTATAGAAAGTGCCAATTAAGGTATATAGCCTTTTTTGTTGTATCGGCTGGCCGGGAAGGGTCTTTCAGGCCCCACTTCGGCAGCTTCTTCTACAGTTTTGGGTGTCAGATCCGGTGCTTGTTGAGCAGAATGGTCTGTAGCTTCTGGCCACTGCGATCCGGCAGATTCTCTTGCGCTTATAGTTGGGTTTCTTACTAATGTGCCTTCTAATATAGTTTGAAAACCTTGTGGTGTTATAGATTCTCTCACCTTATTTATTAAATACAATCCCTCTAAATCAGGCATGACGCCCTTGACTATAACACTTTGAAATGCAGTTATATTAGTAGTACCATGAATAGTAATAGTTACCCTTTTCATATGATTTGCCATAAACTGAGTAACAGTATTTATTGGTATGTCTTCATTCGACCCAGCGAGTTTGGACGCGGCCGCGATGGCTTCAATCTCACGCATTTGAGCTAATCGGCCAGGGTCATTTTGTAAAAACTTAGATACAGCTGTCCTAATCTCAGGCCGCGTTTTTTCTCCACTTTCATCCATAAATAATTGTTTATTTAATGTTACTTCACCTTTTTTGTCCGGCTCGGCCGATCCGTCATTAATAATAATACCTTTTTCAATATCATGACCATATTCCTTCAATTCTGGATGACTAGACATTAAATATGCTTTCAATTCAGGTGCTACGTCCTTATAAGCTAAGAAATTCATTAAAGCATCCGTACTACCAGTATACTCTGCAGCTGCATCCTCAAAAGCCATAACAGTCAAAGGATCAAAACTAGAGTTCATATCCATGCTTTCTATTAGAGAATCTATATCCTTAAAATCTAACATAATAATATCGTCAGGAAATCTAATTTTTTCTTGATCGATACTTAAAGAATCTATAAATAAATGTTCATAATTTTTAGCATGCTGTTCCCAATCTTGACCGGCCAGAGACAGGATTTCAAATACACCCGATTCAGCTTCGCGAGCTACCAAGCTTGGATTGGGAACATTATTAACTCCCATAGATCCAGGTCTAAATATTTCTCCAAAAAATTGAGCTATAGACATATTAGAGTTAGATTTGGATAATAAATTTTTTACTACATCTGCTCTTATGGGAATGTTAGCTACATTATCTATGGAAAATTGATCCATATTCCCAAACGACGCAGGCGCTAATGCCGAACCGGCAGGGCTATCATCCTCACTATCATCCTGCAATGGCCCAAAAAGATCACCATAAGTAGTATCTTCAACTCTTTCAGCCTCATGAAAATGTTGCACTGTTTGGGATTCGCGGGAACCCAGTATTTTTATTGGCTGATGATTCGGCCTTGCAGCGGTCCTTCTATTTTTAGGTAAAGGAGCAAACACATTTTCTATAACAAATTTAACAAAACCTTCATTTATCTCTAACCCATCTGTTATTGAACCACCCTCAACCATACATGGGCTATGATTTCTATTATCTATTTGAGTAAAAAATCCAAATCCATTTTCTGCACCCAAACCAGATAAAAAATCACTCCAATTTGACCAATTTTTCTTTCTTTCTGGATAAACATAAGGGCCATGGTGTTTATCCTCGGGCGCCCGATACCAACCAGTTCCAAAAGGATATTGTGGATTAGTATATTTTGCCGAACCATCGTATGTGGGCCCAATTACGCGGGCTCCTTTTGCAGGGCGGGTCGTTCCGGCTCCGATTGTTTCATACCTATCATACTCAGCATATCTATTAGGGTTATTTTTAAAAACATAATATTCCCCATTTTTTACAAGCAGGGCCCAATTAATTTTTACATTCGGTGCTCCCCTATTAGCGACATCCTGCCCCAAAAATCTTGTTTCTTCTGTAGTTGAACTTCTTCGATGAACCATAGATCTTTTCATATCTAAAGTAAGATTCACATTATGCTCGCCGGCACCGATTCTACCGCCCCACATTCCTATTTGCCCCTTATAATCTACAGGTACGTCTCCTTTAATCTTTTTTAAAAATAAAGGTCTTAGGTACTTATGTGCAAACTGGCCGTGGGGTGTGGTTGGCGACACCAACTTCAACTGCTTAAGGTTTGCTTTAACATACCCTTTAAAATCACCTGAAAATAGAGCAGCAACCATCTCTACTTGAGTTTTTGCCCAGTCTGCAATACCATCAGCAACTCTTTGAAGACCCGTCGGATTCCGGCCGGTATTATGCCTTCGATGACTATGGTCCCAGCTTGCGGCTTCGTTTTCATGACCTTTTTCACCTTTTGTTGCCATTCTGTCCCCATTACCACCACCTTCAAATGGATAATCTATGACGCCGGCAGGGGCAACTCCACCTTCATAATCATTTGTGTTATTAACGCGTGCCGCGGTTGTGCGACTAGGATATAGATAAGCAGGTTTGCCTGCAAAATCTAAATACCAACCAGTAGGCGTATACCAACCTTCACCATCATCAACAATAATATTACCGCCCTCATCTATCATTGTATATATGGGAATATTTAACCCGTTGCTCATAAGATTCCTCATATCAAGGTTGCCCGCGGCCTGGTGATGGCCTTGCGTCATTTTTACCGAAGGCCAACGGTCAACTATTCTTAATGATCCTGGCCAAGCCGGATTATAACCTAGACCAAATATATTTAAAAACTCTTTATAAGTGCCTACATAATTACCGCCCGATAATTCAACATGACCACCCTGGGATTGTGTCTCTATAGGCGGCCCAGCCTTAAACCCCCATGCATTGTTTCCGTTTTCATAAGGAATGCCTGGGTTGCCAAAAAGTGACCAATTTTGATACTCCTTTCGCGTTATTCTACCTACTTCTACATCTTCATATGACATATTCTTGCTAAAAACGGCAGATGCATCGTCGTCTTTAGCTACTCCATAATTAAGGTTATGCAACAACCTGTCCGCGGTTCGCATCATTAGTTCCTCATCATCGCGGCCGTCCTTAAAAATTTCTGGATTTAAAACTCGTCTAGGCTGACCCATAGTCGACCAAGTTCTTCTCTCAATATTAAATCTAAATTGATAATTATTGGAAGGTAAATAATATTCCTGGCCACCTGCCGGCGGGCCATAATTTCTTACATCTATTGCACCATAGGTAACAATACCAGCAAACCGGCGATACCATTGTTGAGCAACTTTAGTCGTCAAATGCGCTGGTTTATCGCGGCCTTGATCAACCTTTACGCCATCTCCGTCAAAAGCTGAAGTATCATCATATATAGAAAGTTGAACTTGGCCGGCATTTTCATTAAAAAATTCTTTAAACTCATTAAATGTTTTTTCTATTTCTATAATTTTATTTTCAGCATTTTCAATTGCAAGCTCACAACCACGATAACTTTCATAAGCTGTGTTCAATTCCTTCTGCTTTATTTTAATAGTATTTAATTTATTTGCAACCTCTTTCTTTGTATGCTCTAATAAAGGTAATACACTCCTTTCATACTTCTGCCTGTTGCGTTGTTTCCAACTTTCGGCCTTGTTGCTGTTATCTTTCCACGCCCTCAACTCATGATCCCACTGATTTTGAAAATTATTTGTAGGAACATTAAACTTTTCCCATAAGATCCATTCTTCTTTTATCTCTGGGCCGGCAATTTCATACTCATATTCTATTTCTGGATTATATATTTGTAGATATGTCGCGGTCCAACGGCCTGTTTCAGGGTCGCGGGCCATCTCACCTTGCTCGCTCTTAAACTCTGTTTGCGAAGCTACTATTCTTTTAAAATTATTAAACTTCGTCATAATGGTATTGCCCATTATATCTTTAGTATCTATTGCCCCTTCTGGGTTTCTTTTATAACGGCCACCTGTTAACCTCTCTAATTGTAATTTTAAAGTATTGATTTGAGAAATTAGACGTTGGCTTAGTGATAAAAGACCAGGCGATTCTGAAGGTGTAGATGGCCAAGGCTGAACTGTTGGTACAGTAGGCGCCGGTAAAGTAGGCAGGTTAACTGCCGACATGAATCCGCGTCGCGCTTCGACGAGTGCGTCAAGGAGATCCGGATCTTCAGAAAGTGCTTCTGCTTCTGCATAAAAATCAACAGTCACAGGAGCTTCGGTATCTTCATCATCTTCAGCCTCACCCGCGGTGGGCCCATATATCTTAACCCTATTTTCTTGAATTATTTCTCTATATTTTGTTATTTCTTGATTTCTTTTTGTTTCAGCAGTGCCTTGATCAAACTCCTCAACATACTTATTGCCGATTTCGTCCCAAGACTTGAGAAAACTTTGACGTTGTTCAAAACGGGTATTATTGTATATTTTCCCTGTTAAGAAATCTAAATCTAAAGCCTCATTATATATCATTTCAATAGGCATGCCGGCCATTAACACTTCTGCTACTCTTTCTCTAATGAGATTTTCAAAATATGAAGCTAGATACTCTCTATATAAATTATGCCATTTCTTACATAATAAATTCCAATTATCTTTACTAGATAATCTCCAATTATCATAACTTACAGGCATTTTGAATACTTTATCATCCTGGTTATAAGTTACAATCATCCAAAATCTGCCGCCGCGATCTTGAGCTTTATATTCAGTAGGGTTCAAAGGATCAAACCCATCTGGAGAACCACCAGAAACTACTTCATTTCCTTCGGTGTCCAAATTAATTTCTTGCTTCCAATCCGGTATATAAACCCATAACTTTCCGTTGTTGTCAGGATAGGGTGCAAGACCCTTTGACCTCAGCACATCGACATAGTTGCGCGTGTTGATTTCTCTTACATGGCCACGCATTGGAGCACCTATCATATTTCCAACATTTGGGGGTGGTGTAAAAATAGCTCGTATTATCTTGTCGGTTGCAGAACTTTGCTTTCCCGCATATACCGCGACAGCGCCGCTCACAAATGATGAGGATGGATCTTTATCAAGCAACTTGGTGGCCCTGCTGATGCCCAGGTATCGAACTTTCTCGGCCATGAGCTTTTGCAAATTAAGAACTCCACGCGTAGCCTCTTGATCAAAAGCCGCCGGTGGTAAAAATCTTTCTTTTAATCTTATAACAGCTTCTTGTATTCTTTCTTCCATCCCATGTTTTCTATTAACTGATGAAACCTTAGTTTGGAATGCTGTGCTTAATTTAGATTCATCACCTAGGCTATGATAATAAAAAGAAGGCGCTTTACTATTATCTAAGCCTTGTGGCCCACATCGATTAGCCATACATATTGAAACACTGTCCATTATAGCCCCTAAAAAATAATAAACAGGTTGGCTTTCATACGTTTTTATTAACTTAGTAGGAGTTCCATCCGATGGCTGGCCCTGCTCGTCAGCGAAAGCGTCAGTGAAATCACCCGTTTCATTACCAATATCTTCAGGATTAGGGTCAGGTATTCTTTTAAAAATTTGTTTATGTGATTTAATAGAATTAGCCTCTGGATATCCTTTTTGAGGTTTCCTAACTGCCTCATTGGCCTCCATTATATCTGCTTCAGTGAAGTATTCTTGGCCCGCTGGGATACCTTCTAATATGTCTCCTACAGAACTTTTTATTCCAGTAACCGACACTACTGCCCCGTCACCGCTGAACTCTTCAATAGCTTCTTGCCACTTTGCGGTAAATTCTTCGTAGGATTGAGGTGTACCTGTATACTTTCCATCTTTATCTTTTTCATGACTCTTAATATATTCATCATTAAGGCGCTGCTGTCTTTCTATTAACATATCTCTCATAGTAAATTCATTACCACTCATATCAGTAATAATTTGATCTAATATATCAGTATCAAGAAGCATCTTAAGTTTACGAGCTACATTAGACATAACAGTAGAGACCATACCTAAAGAATCATCATCTCTAAGCTCTATATTTAATTCTAACTTGCCCATTTCATTAAAGCCAAAGTCGTATTTACTAATATTAACAATACCTGATGACCAGTACCCACCATTGCCTAAATTACGAATAGGTACACGCATACGCTTATGATTTGGATCGTTAGGGTCATTTTCTAATTTTGGTGGTGGCATAGCGGCACTATAACCTGGAATAATTTCTGGATTAGCCCAGCCATAAATAATTAAAAACTTGGAACCAAAAGTAGCTAATTTAGAATACTCCCATCTTTCATCTAATATTTTAGTATCATTTATTGACATTCTAACTTTAAACACTCGCGTTCCTAAAATATCGTTTCCACCATAATCAACCTGCAAATCAGTAAGGCCAACGCCACCCGATGGATCTTGCATTTGGGTGCTTGATTCAGCCATCATAATTCCATTTACTTTTTTACTATCTAACCCCCCTTGGATTGATTTTATTGTATAAATGTTTATAAAACGCTCTTTTATAGCTTCTTCAATGTGATTAAAAGCTTCCGGATCAATTTGATATTTCTCATTATAAGACTCAGATCCTGCAGTGCCGTCATCATAACCTACAGGCACTCTAGTGTCAGTGAGTGATTTAAACATTTTCTTATATTCATCAACATCAAATAACCCTATTAATTGCACAAATGGCACTAAACTACTAATAGCCTGATTATTAGCTTTTCTTTTATCGTTCCACCCCTTAATGGTGTCGGGCGGCGTAACAGTGGTAGTATTAGCTAAATCAGCTTTTGTTATACCAGTAGCTGGTGCAGAGGTTTCTGTCATTATTTATTACCTTGATTTAATTGTATGAGACTTAAAATAGGATCAATAGTATTAGGTATTTTTAATAAAAATCCTGGCAATAATTTATAAGAAAAAGGATTATCTAAATCGTTCATTAAGCAAATGGCCCACCAATAAGTAGCGCTTCCTAAAAAGCGTTCCGCGAGGTGATCCAACCGATCAGTTTCCTTAAATTTGATAATAGTATGAGGAATAACTGATAAGTCATCCATACTAATAGAAGGAAATGTCTCTAATCTTCTGGGGTCTTTTACAAAGCTTTTAACTTGTTTAAAATTTTTATATCTAGATGTAGCCATTTTTCACCTCTTATACATATATAAGTTCGCCTTCATGTTCCGCCACAGGTACTTCAAGATCTCCATCGCCTTCAGAACGAAAATCGCCTTGTGGGTCAAGCCCATATGCCGCGGAAGCACCTGCCAATTCTTCCATAAAAGAAGTTTCACCAAGACCCGGAACCAAATCACCTGTATCAATAAGAGGGGTGCCAAACCCAATTGAGCTTCCTTCAGTTTCTTCAAAAGCTTCAAATGCATTGCCATGGTTAGCCCAGTTGTTGATTTGTCTAGATCTCGTCGATGCTGAATGTAATCCACCAGCTGGCCCACCATAAAGATCCGAAGCTCTATTCGGCATTGTATCATGAATAACTTGATAACTCATAGTGACTGAAACTCCTTGAGGCATTCTCATTCCAGATGTCATTTCCCATTTCCCACCATTAAATAGCCAATCATAAGAAAGGCTTCTAATAATTCCTGCTTTATATTGAAATAAATCACCTACTCTCATAGCTATAACAGGTCCATCCGACATGCGGTTGTTACCTACTTCATATTCGGGATAACACTGTTGAGCCAACCACACTACCCTTTCATAAACATTTTGTAATTGTCTCATTTCATTAGCAAAAATAGTAAAACCTATATCTATTGTTCTATCAGTAAAAGTATAAGTATGAGCTTGTTCGCTTCTTCCAAAGAAATGTCTTGAGTTCCAAGTTGGAGTGTAAGATTCACCTAAAGAATTAATAAGAGCTTGGAGATAACATATTTGAAGTCTTCTTTCCCCACCTCGTCTTTTATTAACTGTAGAAAAAGCAAATGGAAAATATTGACCTTGAGTAAACCTAACAGTTTCGCGGCCCATATTTACAACTTGATCACCTGCCATTGCGCTATAATCTCTTACTGCAACTTGCATCTTCGACGGATCAACTGTTGTCCTATCTCCATTAGAAGTAAAACCTGTTTCTTTCTTAGCATAAGTAAGATAGTTTGCGTCGTCTTCTTCAAAAGTAAAAGGAACATTTAGTGATCTTGGTATTGGAGTAGAGGGGTCACCTTCAATTTGCTTAGTTGTTATACCAAGAGGCTCCTGTAATAAATTAACAGGAGTACCTGCTATAATACCATTATTAAAAAGAGCGTTTGATACATTAACGCCACCCGCCTTACCAGCTCTATTTCTTGTATATAGCGATTGAAATGTTTTTTCAGTTGCGCCGTAGCCCGGAGGGCCCTCACCATTTCCATTATTATTACCAGCCACATCTGTAGGGTTCATTCCATCTATTTCGCCAGAATTAGGTGGTAATAATATATTTTGATTCAGATTTTCTGATAATGGTTTTTTCGTTAACCAATTTTCTGCAGGCCGTCCCCAACCTGGTACGTAAAGTTGTGATATTCTATCTATAGGAGCTATTGTTTGAGACATTCTATTATAGTAATTAGCTATAAATTCATTTTCTTCTGCTCCTGCAGCGCCGGCGAGATCATCAAAAATAGCTCTTGTAATATTCTGTGCTTCAGTTTTAATGCGATCTTCAATAGTAACATTACCTCCTAAAGTTTGACCTAGATTAAAGCCAACCATCGCTTGCCAAGTAAAATCTATTCCCGATGGAGGATCTACAAAACTTGGGCCTTGCGTTGCCATATACCGAAAATCATAAGATTGATAATTGTCACCGTACTTATTAGATTGATTTGTAGGGCTGTTGCTGGCCGGCGCTGGATTTCGATATACCGAACGATCTTTATTGTCAAAAAATGCCGCTCTTGTTTCTTGTAATAAAGTAAATAAACTTTTTCTTCCTTTTAGCTCCATAAACTTACTTGGATCGGACTGGCCGGATTGATTAGAATAGGCGCCATGGGTTTGCAAGACCTCATTGGTAGATTTTCCTGAAAATTTATCCCTTACAGATACTCGGCCTTGATCATCATCCCAATATATTTCTCTTATATAATATTTCTCATACTCATCTGGAGCATTACCTATAACATTACCCTCAAAATTTTCAGGGTAATTAATATTAACATCACCGGCCGGACCGTGATAAACACCACTATCTTTTAAAGAAGCAGCTAACTGATTTAGAGCACCAATCTCTGTCATATTATTTTCAAACATTGATAATATGTTATTACCTCGTGCATCTAATTTAACGCGTTCGATTGCCATAATTAATCTCTACATCCCAAGGCCAGTTTCATAAAAGTTTTTTCCTACGACTTCAGAAACCAGTTTACCATCCATTCTAATTTCAGGAGTGCCAGTTTCTTTTTGAGTTTTAATCATCTCTGCCATTAATTTATTTTGTTTCTTTAATTCCTGCATCATTTCACTATTACCCAACGGCACAACTGCTTCTGGCCCAGCCTCACCTATTAGGGCTGTTGTGGGCCTATTAACAATTCCTCCAGCAGCTAATGAAGGAATAGCAAGTGCCTTTCTATACTTATCTCCGCCAGCACCATATAGCGACCTATTAATGCTACTATACATTTTTGTTGCTGCACCGCCGCTTGTTTGACCAGTACCTAAAGCTATCAAATGAGGTGCTGGAATACCCATAGAAGATATTAAGCTACTTGTGCCTAATTTTTCAGTTAATTTTTGAAAATTAGCTTCCGTAGGGGTTTTTTCATATCCACCAATAGCTTGATTCATCCACTTAGAAAGACCGCTCGGTGAGCCATGATCAAATCTTCCACCGCTCTTAATATGGTCTTCAATTAACTTTACACTTCTTCGGCGGCCTTTTCCATAGCCACCAGTAAGATTAAAAACCTTATTCAAACCTTTTGTTGCTATACCGCCAACAGCATTACCTAACATACCACTTAAAGGCGGCGGGATACCCATTGCTCCCAATGCCATTCCAGCACCAACACCAAGACCTGCACCTACACCAGCAGTTCCTGCTCGTTTCCAATCACCGGTTTGTGCAAAAACATTTCCAAATGTCATTAACCCGCCTGCTGCACCTGCTCGGCCCATACCACCAAAACCACCCATTTTTCCCAATCTATATCCCGTTTTTTGGGCATAACCACTCATTCCACCTCCAGCACCCCAAGCCTGTGATGCGTAATCAGATTGACCTTGCCCTCTGCGAAAAGCATCAAGAACACCTCCGCCTTGAAATCCCGGAACACCAATAGATCCTAACTCTTTGGCAACACCAGCATTAATCGGTAAACCTTTTCGTATTCTTTCAGTAGGTACAACAACTTCACCTCTACCCTCTTCACCAACCATCATTAATGTTGGGCTATTTACATACTTACCTTTTGCTGCTTGATCCATTCCTATTGCACTTCGTAAGGCCATATGGCTACCTTGTCGAGCAGAAGGCATTCCTGGCATTCCTCCGCCCATCGTTCCCATTCCCAAATATTGAGCTGCCGTTTTGCTGGCAGTGCCTCCACCAATCATCCCAGCAAGAGCCTGAGAGCCTGTTTGTACCATTGATCTTCCTACATTACCACCTTGAGCAAAAGCAGCTAAACCGGCGCGGAGCGTTCCACCGAATGCCTTGAATTCTTCAGTAAGTTTATATAATCCACTTTCTGTACTCGAAAGTCCTGCTGTTATTCCTGCCTTTGCGCCTGCCGTCATTGCTGCTTGAAGATCCCCGCCTTGCGACCATGAAGTCAAACCTGCCATTACACCCGTAGACATCTCTTTGGGAAGATTTTTATTCAACACAAATGCAAGCTCTTTATTATATTCTCTAAAAGCCATCTTAAGCCATGGAGGGCCTTTCTTTTCTTTCTTGGCTCTTTCGTCAATCAGATCATCCATCTTGTGTTCATAATGCTGACGCCAATATTCTATCATAGCAGCTTGTTGATGCACCACCTCTTTCTGTACGGCGAGAGCCCCAGATGTTCTATAAGATTGCGACCCAAACGCTCCTTGCTCTCCTGTTCGATTCATCGCGCCTCTTGTAGATCTTACCACACCACCATTTTGAAAACCCGGTACGCCAATTCCCGCTAATGCAGAAGCTGCTCTTCCACCAACACCAATACCACTTCTTAATGCTGAGCGAGAAATAACTACTTCACCACCAGCTTCACCTACGATAGCAGATCTGCCGTAACGAATACTACCTAAAGCATCCCTCGCGGGCCTTCTCACCGAACTCGCGCGCGTGCGCGCGGCGCCGAGGCGTTCGATTTCGATGACACCGTGCCCAGCGTCTTCTGCAGCATCAGCTAATTTGTATTGCTGTTTGATCAATCCGGAGATGGTTCTATTCAGATTTTGCCTTAATTTATCTTCTTTTTCAAGGCTCTCAAGAAGTTCTTTTCGGCGGACGCCTTCCGGATCGTCTTCGTCCAGCATCCAGTCGAGTTCATGTTGTAATTCTTTTGTCCGGTCATAGCTGCTGGATCTGTCCGCGGCCGCAGCTTCTTCTTCTGCGCGGGCTCCACCATAATCCTTTCTCATACTCTGTTCTGTTTGCCTGAAACCCATCGAAGACCAATCCCACGCATAATTCTCTCCAACCCATGAGATTCCCTTAGCTAAAGCTTTTCCAAACATATCACCTACTATATCAAACAACTTCTCAAAATATACTGCAGCTCCTTTACCTTTTGTAGCTGCACCCAAATCTTTTAGCTGAAATTTATCAGTGACCCAATCTATAAATGCTTCAGTTTGTGCTCGGGGGCCATCTGGGTCATCACTGGCAAGTCCAAGAGCATCACTAAATGTAGTAGAAAGGCCACCAGCGATACCCATCACGCCGTCCTTCATTATTTCGATCAAACTTTTTCCAGACATTATTTTATCATTTAAAGCTTGAAATTCTCTACTTGCTTGTGGGACTGCTCTGGCCATCCCAACAAAAGCCTCTAGTGTACCTCCGAGTCCGTTGGCAATACCTTCGACGTGTAATTCCATATCTTCCAGATACCGACCCGTGGACTGAATCCGAATGCCCTGCTTGCCCAGATCTTGAGTAGTAGCTTTTATACCCTTTTGAATACGGTTCATGATCTCTTCGCGGCCTTTAGCACCTTTTACATTTAATCTTGCAAGCTCCTCGGCCGTGCCCACAATATTTATAAATTCATCGCCAAAAATTCGTTGTGCTTTAGCTAATGTATCTTGAATATTTCCTACATCTGAAAACGCAGTTTTTATACCTGACCAGTCTTGTAA